GTTGTTTGGTTATCGGGCAGTCAACATCACAAATAATCTTGATCAATGGACTAGTTAAAAACACTGGTTGATGCCTGTACTTGGCTAATAACTGCTCAAGTTCAATTAACTCATTAGGCATAACGTTGTATCTAGAGCACATTTCCATCAATGATCGCTCATTGTAACCATATAATGAGGTGTTGATAACTCGGGTTCCTTTGGCTATCGGCAAAGAATTGGCAACAGGGGCAGGATAAAGCCCTCGGAGAACTGGAACAAAGTGGCACATATAATAGTATGCTGTGTCGGTGGCATCAACCCATTCTTGATTGGTCATAATGCTAGAGGTATCTGTCAGTGTTCGATAAGTGGATTTAGAAAGATGGCGACCAATTTTGGGACCCCAGACGCGACCTTCATTGGTATAATAGAACAGTCCAGAGCAATAGTCAGCTTCGCTAATATGGTTGACAAACTGGATCTTGGCTGTTAATCCAAATTTGGCGTAAGCCTCAGGAGTATAATGTTCTTTCCACTCACGGGGGATAACAGATGCTCCATCATCACCAAGAACCATGAGCAATATGCGAGCAAATACCTCATGGATCGTAAGACCAGCTTTCAAGAGAATGTAGATGTTGATGCAAATATGCAGTAAAGAATTGCCAGTGGAAGTGTCACTGTGTCCGGAACCATGGGATCCATTACACTTGTAATGAACACCATGTTTTGTGCTCCCTTTTGTTTTGGTAAAGGAAAACAATCGGATAACATCAGTGACCAGGCAAAACACCTTATAAAAGTCTCTTTTGAACTTCTTGGATTCTTCAGTTTGGGAGCCATCATAATTAGTGAAATCTTCGAGCATTATGACAAATTTGCCAATGCATTCATCCATAAGGGCTTCTGCACGGTCAGCCCATTCACCCAAATTTCGGTTGTTAGAGCCAGCACTATAAAAAATGGGACTATCTTTGTGCCATTTTTCTTTTAATAATCCGGTTAATTCATGGATGAACGGGCCAGTCAGGATAAGATGCAATTTACTTGTTCCTTGAATCAATCTGGTTAAAACATCAGTTGACCCCATGTCTTCAATTTCTTTGATAATAG